TCTTATAGCAGCAGAGAGTGCAGGATCATATTTCAACAGGAATGTAAGGAACATATATGAATATCAGAAAATATGATAAAAGATAAATTTACAAAAGAATGGATAATTAAGAATTCCATTGATATTGTTTCTCAATATGAAAAAGGAATTCTTACTTTAAGAGCATTACATTACCAACTTGTAGGTGAAGGAATGACAAATGATATTAATCATTATAAAAAAGTTATTAATGCTATGATTGTTGCAAGATGGGATAATCAAATTGATTTTGATACATTCTCTGATCTTGATAGGGTAATGGTAGGTAATACGAAATATACAGAAACGAATGTAGAAGATGAAGTTTATTCATCAAAGAATACTATAAACTATTGGATGAATGCATATCATAAGAATCGTTGGGAAAATCAGATTTATTATCCGGAAATACTTATTGAGAAAAAAGCATTACAGGGAGTATTTCAGGATGTTTGTAATAAATGGGATATTGCATTAGGTGCATGTAAAGGTTATCCTTCACTTACATTCTTACATGAAGCACAATTAAGATATAGAGATGCTATTGATAATGGTAAGAAACCAATAATTATTTATTTTGGTGATTATGATCCATCTGGTGAAGATATACCAAGAAGTATTCAGGAGAATATGTTGAAGTTTGGTGTAGAGATAGAATTAAAGAGAATAGCATTAATGGAACATCAGGTGGTTGATTGGAATTTACCTCCGGCACCAGCAAAAGAAACTGACACACGTACAAAAAACTGGACTGGATTAGGTCAGGTTGAACTTGATGCTGTTAAACCGGAAAGAACCATCAACTTATGCGAAGATGCTATTAAAGATATCTTTGACGTAGATAAATATGATGAACTTTTATTACAGGAAAGAGAAGAACGAATTGAATATAAAAGGGAATTAAAAGAATATGTAAATAGTCTTAAAGATTAATTCTGGTGATCAAGTTATTTATTCTCGTTTATTAACTAATTTTACATAATATGGATATTCTTATGTACATATCAATCTGGATTCTCATAGGTATTGCAAAACAATGCATTATGACGAAAAATGATACATCTATATCAGATACCGAGATTGATAAGATGTTAATATCCGCTTTAAAAGGTCCGTTTTCATAATTAAGGATAAGGTTAGACAAACCAGAGTAATAAAGGGGTAGAGAATTCTACTCCTTTATTTTTATTATGACATAATGACATGACAGAACTGTTAATAACTTGACGTTCTATATTATAATATAAACAACATTAATAACTAATTTTACGTAAAATGAATAAAACAGAAATGGAAATTCATGAGATGGAAGTAATTGCAGAAAGGGTGTTATCAAAATCAACAAATTTTGGTAATAGAAAAGTAGGCAAATATCTGGGAGAAAAAGTCCCGGAGAGATTCGAACATCTCAAATACTTTTACGATACACAGAAGATCTTAGGAGCATTGTATATCGCAGAAGGAGATCAGATACTTCAAGTAGTCGATGTAGGCGTGTTCCAAATCATCGTAACTGAAACATAAGAGAGAGAGACTAAACATCTCTCTTTTTTTTTTAACTTTGTCGAAATTGTGTGTGTTATGATTTATAGAAATATAAATGGAAAGATAGAACTCATTCCAGAAGCAATAAGATTGGTTCCAGTCTTTGATTCACTTTCAGAAAAACAAATAAGATTCCTTATCATAGCATATGACTATACAGGTTCACCTTTTAAGATGAAACCTGAAGACTATCGTATTGATATGGCTGAGAAGATTACAGGACTTAAAAAGAAAGATATTCCGGAATCAATAAAAGAAGAATTCATATCCTGCATATATGATATGAAGAGAGAACGGAAACAGATGTTCCAACGTAAACTTATAAGTTTACAGAGAGACTTTGAAACAGAAACGAATACTACTAAATTAAAAGAATCAGCAACGATAATGGGTTTCATTGAGAATAAGATCGATGAAATGGATAATGAGATAATCAGGGAAGAGGAAATGAATGTTATTCTAAAGGGGGACCGGTCATTATCATTTTTAGAAAAGATGATCAGGAACCGGAAGCTTTACAATATAGAGAAGAAGAATAAGGAAAAAGTAAATGATGAATTGTAATGTCTGAACTTATACTTGACAAACAATATATTGGTAAGGAATATAACCTTATCATTAAGAATAAAGGATTCAATCCTTCTCCTTATGCCGGTAAGATACCTTATGAAGCAGATTCAACAGCTAACCCAAAATGTATAGGATCCAGACTTTATATTGAATTCTGGGAAGAGATGATATATTATTGCATTTATGGTTATGATACAGGAGGATTACATATCCCGGGAAAGTATTTCGACTATCTTAATTTCGAAATGATAGATGGCGTAGGTACAGGGAAAATCTTTCCTTTATTTTCTGATTTACATTATGAGTTATTTTCTTTGGAAGAACAGATAAGGAAAGATGATTCTATAGCAGGAGGTACTATACCTAAAGCACGAAGAGTAGGATTATCTTTTTTCTTTAAACAGATATTAATGCATGGTTGCCGGTTTAAAGATATGTATAGAGCCGGTGTAGTTGGAGGACTTGATATTTATGTGAGAGGGTTCCGTAGTAAATTTTACAGGACATTAAATGATACGGTACCGGAATTCCAACTTAACTGGTCAAAGAAAGATGATGATGAGATAATACTTGCCTGGGAAGAGAAAGCAGATTATGGATATATAAAGAAAGAACATGCTACTGTATTATTTCAGACATTAGGAGATGATGCACGTAAACTTGAAGGTGAATACTTCGATGATATCCTATATGAAGAGACAGGAGAGAATAAGAAGGCTGATGAAGCACATGTATCCAACTGGCCTGCTATGAGATTAGGAGAAGCAAATAAAGGTAAGTCATGGTTTATAGGTACCGGTGGTAGAATGAATAAAGGTGGAAAAACATTTTCTACTATCTATCATCAAAATAAATCCTATCAGTTAGTTAATATGTTCATTCCCGGAAAGAGATTTTATCTTCCTTATGTGATAACTAACAATCCTAAATTTGATCAGAAGACACCTTTTCTTGAAGATATCATAAAAGAATATGAACCGGAACAGTTATTAGGATGTGAAGATGTACAGGCTGCGGACCTCTCACTTGATAAACTTGAAGAAACATTACTTAAGAATCCGGATAGGAGAAAATATCTTCAGCATAAGCAGAACTATCCTAAGACTGTTGAGGATGTTTTTATCTCTTCAGGATCGAATAATTTTAACATAGAGAAGATCTTTGCCCGTAACTTTGTTTTAAACGGTCTGCCGGCACCTATGTATCGTGAGATGGTATTTGAATGGAAGAAGTCAGAGTCAGGAGATATAGCACAGCCATTAGTATCTATAATACGTGAAGCAACAAAACATGATCCTGAGTGGAAAAAGGTACAGGTATATAAGAATGCAGATCCTAAATATTCAGCAACAGATGTAATGGGTATTGATGGATATAATGAAGACAAGTCATTAACGACAACATCACTGGGAGGGATTACCGGATTACGACAATATAAACTTTATAAGGAAGCCAATATTCAGGAGCCAGGGATCGTTCCAATGTTTGCATATTATAAAAGACCTCCAAGAAAAGAATTGTTTTTTGAGATAGCATTACAGTTAGCAGTACATTACAATTTAGTAAAGAATGTTCTTGTGTCAGCAGAAGCAGATCTTGTCATAAATCATTTTAAAGGATTTCCGGGATGTAAGAAATATCTTGCAAAGAGACCAAGAGCATTTGATAGTCCGGAGTCAAAACTTATTCATGAATATGGTATTAAAATGAATACTTATTCTAAACCAAGGATGTTATCATTAATGCAGTCATGGGTAGAAGATGATATAGAATTCTGTTGGTTCCCTGATCTATGTACTGACTTATCATCTTATGATACCACAGCAGAAGAAGGTGACTGGGACCTCGCTGATAGTTTAGGAATAGCATTATGTCTTATTGAAGATAGAAGAAAGAAACATCAGTCAAGTGTTAATAATAAAGAAGAGGATAATTCCTCAGATGATATTGAATGGAGAACAGGTCCGGAAGGTTATCTTATCCCTTATAAGTCAGGTTCGAAAAATCAAAAAAATTGTTTTGAAGATAATTTATGATAAATATTTTGTATTTTTGACAAATAATTATAGAAGATTGTATGGAATTTCCTGATGTATGGAATAGTGATTTAGAAAAAGATGATTTTAGAGTCGCTAAAGATGCCATAGATTTTGCAATAAATGTGTTTAATACTAAGTATAAGAATTATGCTTATGTTGCTGATAATTATAATGGGACGAACATAGGTAAGAGATTTGAATATCTTACTAAGACTTATACCAAAGAATCGCGTACTAAGTATGTGGACTATAAAATTGGTAGGACAAAAGTTTCTTTACTTGCCGGTGAATTTTTAACAGCTGATCTTGCTGCTACGATAAGTACTACGAATCGTGAAGCAATGAGAAGGAAATATGAGAAATATATTGATCTCAAAGCATTAAGTCAGTTAAAACCTCAGATTGAAACTGTCAGGAAAATGGGGATAAATGTATTTCCCGGAGTTAATATTCCTGATAAGAATGATACGGAATACTGGAAGAACGCGAATATAAAAGAGAAGAATGAGATTGTCATGCAGAAACTTCTTAACTGGAGAATTAAAAATGACAATTTGAAATTTAAATTTGTTGATGCACTTGTAAATAACATTCTCTATTCAGAGATGTTTTCTGTTATTGAAAAAGGAGTTGATGGAATTGAAACAGTTACTATGATATCTCCTGATAAGGCAATGTTCCTTGAAGTAGAAGGTGATACTCTTTGTAAGAGAACTCCATATATTGGACAGCAGAAAGATATGTATTATCATGAGATAATGCGTGTATATGGTCCTCATATGGATAAGAAGACAAAGGATAAGATGATGCAGATGAGAGAAGGTATCTCTAAACTTGACAATAAGTATTATAATAATAAAGACGGGAATTTATCAATATCAGTACATGAAATTCAGATTAAGTGTCCTGATACTATTTATTTTAAGAATTATACTACTAAATCAGGAGTATCATCTTCAAAGAGACTTTCAAGGAAATACATAAGAGAGAATAAGACTCTTATTGAGAATCCTGCAAAATATGGAGTGGAGATAGAGAAGTTCTATAAACAGTCTTTATTTACTATTGCTAAGATCGGTAATGAAATATATGTTCCTATTGGTCATTCAAATAATCAGATACAGACAAAAAAGAACAGGAAGAATTTTTATGTAGAATATGATTTCTCTGGCATGTTACCCGGGACTGTTAATGGCGTCAGAGTATCTATTTATGAAATGATCATTGACCTTTCCATTACTTATAATATCATCAGATTCATGATTAATCGTGAACTACAGAAGATAAAAGGTAAAGCACTTGGTTATGATGTAGCATTCATGGATGGAAAATCTATGCAGGATGTGATGTATAGACTTGTAGAAGATGGGTTAGTACAAGTAAACTCTTCAAAGGAAGGTCTTGATAGTGAGAATTTCAATGTCCTTGATAAGATATTCAAAGAATATGATCTTGGTGTGTCATCATCATTTCAGCAGTTGATCATCGCGGCTCAGGATATTGAAGGAGTTATTGATCGTATTACCGGTATCAATGCAAACAGAGAAGGTATTACAAGGTCAACAGAGACAGCTACCGGTGTAACATCATCGATT